CAAGACCTAAAATGCACTTTGATAGTACACAGCAAGGTATGAAAGATTTTTGTTGCACTAACACTGTTCAGTACCTATACAGAGATGGCTTATTACATGCTATCGTTAGTATGAGATCTAATGATGCTGTGTTTGGATATAACAATGATGTAGCTTGGCAGCAACATGTATTAACTAAGCTATGTAGTGAATTAAGATTAGACATGGGCAACATCTACTGGAATGCAGGTAGTTTACATGTGTACGAAAGGCATTTTGATTTATTATCAAAGGCTTAGATCAATAAGTACTTATACTATGTAGAGCAAATATTTTAAACAACACAGGAAATAATAATGAAATCAATAGATATAAAAGGTACTGACTATATAACAGTCAATGAACGCGTAAAAGAGTTCAGACGGTTACATCCTCAAGGTCAGATAGTTACACAGATTATGGCTAATGCGGATGCTCAGGTACTATTTAAAGCAGAAATCATCGTAGAGGGCGTCTCTGTGGCTACAGGACATGCTTATGAGAAAGAAGGCAGTTCATTTATTAACAAGACATCTTACATAGAAAACTGCGAGACATCAGCAATTGGCCGAGCGTTAGGTATGTATGGGATAGGCATTGATACATCACTTGCTTCTGCAGATGAAGTTCAAAACGCTGTTCATCAACAAAAGGAGGACTTTAAGTTATGATAGAAAGAGACAATATATTTGAAGAGTTTGGTTTAGATCCAAGCGACCCGGATTCAATAGATAAGCTTATAGAGATATGTAACCCAGATGAGGATGACGAATATGACATCAATTAACATAGATACTATTAAAACATCAGCAATACCCCAAGGCAGTCCAGAATGGTTTGCATCAAGATTAGGTAAGATTACAGCATCTCGTCTTAATGATTTAATGAAAAAGACTAAGTATGGTGAGTCACAATACATCACTAGACTGCGTATGGAGCTCGCTATCGAGCGTATTACAGGTAAACGTGCTAATATAGTCCAAACTAATCAAGCTATGCGAGACGGCGTTGAAAGAGAGCCAGACGCAAGAGCACTATTTCAATCAATAACAGGTAAAGAAGTAACAGAGGTAGGTAGTTTTGATCATCCTTACTTGCCTAACACAGCAGCATCTCCAGATGGTTTGATTACAGAAGAGAATGCTATATTAGAATTAAAATGTCCTACACCAGTTACACACGGTAATAACTTACTAAGCGACAAAATGCCTAAGAACTATATATATCAAGTTCAATGGCAAATCGCATGTTGTGAAGCTGATTACGGATATTTTGCGTCTTATCACCCTGATTATCCAAAAGACTTAAGATTAAAGTGGATGAAGGTAGATAAAGATGAGAAAGTTATTGGCGCGTTAGTCAATAGGGTACGTGACTTTGATATTGAGGTTCACGATTTAGTAGTAAAATTAACACAGGGAAATAAAGATGGCTGAAACAAATTATGACAATAAATTATCATTTGCTATGTTTAAAAATGAGAAGGGTGATAACGAAGCACGCCCCGATTATACTGGCACTGTAACATTAGAAGATGGTAAAGAAATGCGTATGGCAGCGTGGGTAAGAGAATCAAAGTCCGGAGTAAAATATTTATCCGGTAGATTATCTGAACCACAAGTGCAAGCATCCGATGCTGGTAGTAATGCAGCGGTCGAAGGTGCAGATGTCCCGTTCTAAAAAAACGGAGAGAGTATGTGTAGGGTGTAATAGCCCTGCTCATATTTTTGATGGAAAATGGTATTGTGGCATAGATCGTGAGACGGCCCATGGTGCATGTAAAAAAAACAAACTTAAACATAACATACCCACAGGTGAACTTAACGATGTATATACAAGACTTATTAAATAAATTTGATCAGGTTCGTGAGTCGGGCAATGGACAGTATTCGTGTCGTTGTCCTGCGCATGAAGATAAGTCAAATTCATTAGGAATAAAACAAGGTGATGGTGATAGAATACTATTAAATTGCTTTGCAGGTTGCAATACTTCTGATATATTGTCAGCAGTAGGTTTATCATTTAAAGATATATTACCTTCTAATGAGCATACATCAAAAATAAAAACAACAGGATTTAATCCATACTCTGTATTAAAAATGATTAGAGATGAAGTATTAATAATAGGTTTAGCGTCAGTTGATTTACGTAACGGCAAACCACTTAACAACAAAGAACATGATCGATTGCTTAAAGCGGTTGGGAATGTCAGGGAAGCTTATGAGCACACAAAATAAACCAACATTAGAAGATATGATAATTACAGATAAAGAAATATCTGGTTACATGGACACTAGAGATAATTCAGAACACACTAAGATACGTAGGCCAAGCCAGTATGCAGATGAAGTAGAATCTTACTTTGCTGATGATTTAAATGGTGGCACACCTTTACCATTCGACAAAACACATGATGACTTTAAAGTTAGAGATGGTGAGTTAACAATAGTGTCAGGCTATAGTGGCCACGGTAAGACAATGTGGTTGTCATACGTTATGCTACATTTACTTAAAAATCAAAAGACTTTAATTGGCTCTTTCGAAATGACTCCTCGCGCTACGTTAGGAAGAATGTTAATGCAAACAGGTAATTCAAATCCTACTAGAGTTTATATTGATGATTTTATAGAGAAGGTTGAGCACAAGTTATTTTTGTACGATGCTGAAGGTGAGACATCTACAAATAAAGTTCTTGAAGTAATATACTATGCAGCAGAGAAATTAAATGTTAAACTTTTTGTCATTGACAGTCTAATGAAGGTAGGTATAAATGAAGATGATCTGAATGGTCAAAAAGCATTTGCTAACAAGATGGCAGTAGCGGCAAGAGATTTAGGTATACATATATTCTTAGTTGCTCACAGTAGAAAGACAGCTGATGAGAACGGTAGCCCATCTAAATTTGATGTTGCAGGATCTGCAAACTTAACAAACATGGCTGACAATGTATTATCTGTTCATCGTAATAAAGCTAAAGAAGCTGAAAGAGCTAACGGCGCAATGAACCCAGATATTATGCAACAACCAGATTGTGTGGTATATTTAAATAAACAAAGACACGGTAATGGTAAAGAAGGTTCATGGGGCTTTTCATTTAATCCAGAAACTTTCCAATATGGAGAGACATGGTAATGATGATTAAAGACTTTATTAAAAGTATGAAAGAAGAATTTGGGAATGACATAGAGTTTAAAGCTACGTCATTTAAAGACAACAAAATATTTAAATCGAGAGGTTATGATGAAGAAGAAAAAAATATCAGGCTCAGAAAGCGAGTCGATACAAAAGCTCTTTGGTGAGTTAGATCCTACTAAGTTCTATGATGTTACATTAAGAGAACACAAAGACAGTAGGTCTGTACAACAAAACAAATTGTATTGGGCATTAATAACTGAGCTAGGTAGTTTTTTAGGTTATAATACCGAAGAGATGCACCAAATTATGGCATATAAATATCTATCATACAAAAACGAGTTACTAGGTGACGAAGTAGTTGTTGTACCATCTACAACTAAACTTAATATAAAACAGTTTGCTGAGTACTACGACAAGGTATGTCAATTTGCATACACATTAGGATTTAAACTTGACTTGGAGCAGTATGGCTACTAAAAAACAAAAAGCTTATATGAATAAAATGTCTGAATATGGTTGTGTAGTATGTAGGTGGTATGAAGGTGTTGAAGATTTACCTCCAGCTAATATACATCATATAAGAGACAAGACTGGGCTGGGAATAAAAGATGAAGACATGATACCTCTTTGTCATTACCATCATCAGGGAAGAATGGGTATACATACTATTGGTAAGAAAATGTGGGAAGATAGATATGGAACACAACGCGAGTTACATAAACGATTAATAGAGGAAATAGGTAATGGCTTATAGCAAACAAGTACTAGATCATTATGAGCACCCTAGAAACGTAGGTAGCTTAGACAAATCAGATCCTAATGTAGGAACTGGTATGGTTGGCGCACCTGCTTGTGGTGATGTTATGAAGTTACAAATTAAAGTATCTAATGATATTATTGTAGATGCTAAATTCAAGACTTATGGGTGCGGTAGTGCAATAGCTTCAAGCTCTTTAGTAACAGAAATGCTTAAAGGTAAAACACTATCAGAAGCTCAAAATATTGAAAACACAACCATTGTAGAAGAGTTAGCACTACCACCAGTAAAGATACATTGTTCTGTACTGGCTGAAGATGCTATTAAAGCTGCAATAAAAGACTTACAAACCAAAGAGGGTAATTAAGATGGCTTATTTAGGTTATAAAAATCCAGCATTTAGGAAACATATGAGAGAAAAAAGAAAAGCAGAAGAATTAAAAACAAAAAGAAGAGAGCAAAAGCGTATTTTCAGAACTTGTAAGGGCTTGTTTATAACTACTGTTAATTGCATTGTAATCGCTATAATGTTAATTGCTTTATATTCATTAGTGTTTTTTACAAGTGCTAAAGCAGATGTTAATCCTCATCTATGGCCTTATGTTCAAGAAAGAATGTTTAATGATGCTAAAGCTAAAGAAGTAGATTTCATTAATATCAACGGACCAAAGAGAGCGGCAAGTGGTGCTCAAGTTCCTATCACTATTAAGTTAGTACAAACAGAGGGTGTATATATAGAAAAGATATACCTTATTATTGATGCTAACCCAACACAACATGCAGCAACTTATGTGCTAACAGACAAGACTCAGAACTTAGATTTGTTGACTAGGATTCGTATGGAAACAGACTCTTATGTTCGTGCAGTTGGCCAAGATAGCTTTGGCAATTTGTATATGAGTAAAGTGGCTATAAGGGCATCAGGTGGTTGTAGTGGTTATATGGATGTAAATGACCCGTCTTTAATTAAAGATGTTGGTAGGGTTTTAGTTAAGTATAAAGATAACTTTATTACTGTCAGAGTTAAACATCCTAACTTTACTGGCTTACAAAAAGATCAAGAGTCAGGTGGCTATATACCAAAATGGATTGTAGAAGATATATTTTTTAACATCAACAATGAAAAAATACTTGGTGTTAAGAATGATATTAGTATGAGCCAGAACCCATATGTTAAGTTTAAGTATATACTTAATGATAAGGATAGAATTAAAGTAACTGTAATAGATTCAAAAAACAACCAACTAAACTAGAGGAATAATACTATGGAAAAAGAAAGGGATATAAATCCACCAGAACCAAAAGAGCATTACGAGCCTGACTGGGATTCTATTAACGATGAACTATGGTTACGCAAACAGGAGGAAGAAGATGAGTAAAGGCAGCGGAAGAAGAAAACAATACATAACAGATGAACAGTTAAATAAAGCATGGGATTCTATTTTTGCTGGACATCCTAGTGAAGAGCAGTTTAATAGAGTTAAGGGTAAGACTGTATTAACAAAGCCTACTGTAGATGAAGATGACTACGGTAATGAAATACCATACAAAGTTGAACCTAAGAAGCCAAAGAAAAACGATCCTGATAGATTCTTTGATGACACAGGAGACGCATAATGGCTATATCACCTACACAGCGAACATTAAAAAGAATGAGAGACTCTGGAGACTACGTTTTAGTGGAGGTAGTTGAGCACTGGAATCCATGGGGTAGGGTCAGAAAAGACCTCTTCGGAATAATAGACATACTAGGTATATCTATCACAGGCGAAACACATGCTCTTCAAGTAACTTCGTATTCTAACGTGAACGCGAGGATTAAAAAAATAGAGGAACATGACTCTACCCCACACCTCAGAGACGCAGATTGGGTTCTGCTCGTAGAAGGTTGGCGCAAAGAAAAGAATGGACGTTACAAATCATACATATCAGACTTATCATAAAAGGGAAATAATGAATATTTATCAAAAACTAATAGCAGCAAGCAGGTACGCACGCTTCTTACCTGAACATAAAAGACGTGAGACATGGGATGAAACAGTGGATAGGCTAGCATCCTTTATAAAAGAAAGTGCACCAGAGCTCAATTCTGAGCTTCCAATTTTAACCAAAGCTATAAAAAATCTTGAAATCATGCCATCTATGAGACTTATGATGAGTGCAGGTGAAGCATGTAAGAGAGAAAACATTGCAGCATACAACTGTAGTTATATGGCTGTTAACAATAAGAGAGCGTTTAGTGAATGTTTGTACATATTATTATCTGGAACCGGAGTTGGTTTCAGTTGTGAAAGACAAGAGATTGACAAGCTACCTAAGCTTCCAGAAAGTATTAACACTTGTGATGATACTATTGTTGTTGGAGATTCGAAACTCGGGTGGGCAAAAGCTTTTAAAAAACTCATATCTAGTTTATGGGAAGGTGACATACCGACCATCGATTACTCTCATGTTAGACCAGCAGGTGCTAGACTTAAGACATTTGGTGGTAGAGCATCAGGACCTGAGCCACTAAAAAGATTGTTTGACTTCACAACAGATACTTTAGTTAATGCTAGAGGTCGTAAGCTTACATCATTAGAGGTACATGATATAGTATGTATGATTGGTGAGATTGTAGTAGTAGGCGGAGTGAGACGTTCAGCTCTTATATCATTATCTAATCTTACAGATAAGCGTATGCGTGAAGCAAAGATGGGCGCATGGTATAATGATTTCTCTTGGAGAGGTTTAGCTAACAACTCTGTAGCTTACACAGAGAAGCCTGATATGGAAGTATTCATTGAAGAATGGTTATCGTTAGTCAAGTCTAAGTCAGGTGAGCGTGGTATCTTTAACAGGGTAGCATCACAAAAGCAAGCTGCTAAGTGGGGTAGACGAGATGATTCACTTAATTATGGTACAAATCCATGTAGTGAAATCATTCTTAGAGATAAACAATTTTGCAATCTAACTGAATGTGTGGTAAGATCTAATGATACTAAAGAAACATTAGTAGAAAAGATTAGATTAGCTACAATATTAGGTACCTTCCAATCAACGTTAGATAACTTTCAGTTCTTATCAGCTGAATGGAAGAAGAACACTACTGAGGAAAGACTACTTGGTGTATCATTAACAGGTATCATGGATAGTAAGGTAACATCTAATCCTGATGCTAAATTTTTAGAGGAGTTAAGAGATGTTGCTAGAAAAACAAATGAGAAGTATGCGAAGCGACTTGATGTCCCAGTATCTGCGGCTATTACTTGCATCAAACCATCAGGGACAGTATCGCAATTGGTGGATAGCGCTTCAGGTATACACACTAGACATTCTGATTACTATATTAGAACGATTAGAATGGACAAGAAAGATGCTATATACGATTTTCTTAAAGAGAAAGGTGTACAAGTCGAGGATGAGCAATTCCGCCCTGACAGTACTGCGGTATTCTCATTCCCAATTAAATCACCTAAAGGATCGATTACACGTAATGATAAAACAGCATTAGAACAGTTAGAGCTATGGCTAACTTATCAAAGACATTTCTGTGAGCATAAACCATCTGTTACTATATCAGTAAAAGATGAGGAGTGGATGGAAGTAGGCGCATGGGTATACAAACACTTTGATGAAATATCAGGTATTAGTTTCTTACCATACTCAGATCATAGCTATGTTCAAGCACCGTATCAAGAGTGCAGCAAGAAAGAATATGAGGACTTATTGTCTAAAACACCTAAATCTATAGACTTTCAAGAGCTAACAGAGGAAGATGATATGACTGAAGGTGCACAAACTATGGCCTGTGTAGGCAATAGTTGTGAGATACAATAGTCTTTATAATCAATGGCTTACGCTAATAAGTACTTATATAATGTAGGGTAAAAAAAAGTTACAAATCAAGTCAGACTTGCTTTTGCTCTCTGATGATATTTTGTTATTCATAAACTAAAAGAAGGGAATAACAGATGAAATGGACTAAACCAGCAGCAACAGAAATGAGATTTGGGTTCGAAGTAACAATGTACGTCATGAACCGTTAAAGCCGTACGATTGACAAAGCCTATTAAGTTAGGGTGGTAACACTATAAATAGCTTGTGTTACTTGGTGCGTTAGTCTGCACGAAAGTGTAAGTAAAGTTCAGAGGACGACTTCAAAGTCCTCAACTAATTAAATTGGAGCCACAGTGTCCTTCTCCTGCGCTGTCTAAATGGCTCCTCATATATAGGATATAAAATGGCAGTAATAGGTAATAAAAATAGCAGTAAAGAAAACAGAGTTTGGGGGAAAGTAGTACGTAAACTAGCTGTACAAGAAGATCATAAACGTATACATAAGGTAGCAGAAGCATTATTTCGTAAAGCTGAAGATGGAGACATATCAGCTATTAAAGAATTAGGGGATAGAATAGATGGCAAGAGTCAACAAGAAATCACAGGAAGCAGCGATGCACCAATCACAGTCATCGTTAAAACAGGAATCGATGAATGAGGACATCATTGAGACTGGGTATATACCTAGAGACCCTCAAAAAGAGATTCACAAAGCAGTTAAAGAAAACAGGTGGACTGTCGCAGTGGCGCACCGTCGTATGGGAAAAACGGTTGCAGCTATCAACCAACTTATCCACAGCTCTTTGCAATGTGAAAAGAAAAGCCCACAATTTGCGTACATCAGTCCGACTTATGGACAGGCTAAAAGAATTGCCTGGCAATATTTGGTCGATTATACAAGGCCCTTGGGAGGCAGTGCTAATGTCTCGGAGCTTCGCGTTGATTTTATGGGTCGCAGGATCTCTCTCTATGGCGCTGATAATCCTGATGCTCTTCGGGGTATTTACCTTGACGGTGTCGTAGTTGACGAATATGGAGATGTTAACCCTCAATTATTTACAGAAGTATTAAGACCAGCCTTATCTGATAGACTCGGATGGGCATTGTTTATTGGAACTCCTAAAGGTAACAACCATTTCCAAACTCTGCGTGATTTTGCTAATGATGATGCTAATGAAGGATGGGCATTAAGAGAGTTTAAAGCATCTGAGACAGGACTTATAG